GGCGGCGGCGCCGAAGTTCAGGCCGGTGACGTCGGTGAGGGCGCCCGCGTTGACGGCGACCTTGAAGCTGCCCGCGGTGATGGCATTCCACACGGTCATGAGCTGTTGGCTCGCAGGGCGCACGGCGCCGCGAATACCGCCGCTGCTGGCCGCATTCACCCAGCGGGCGACGAGCAGCTCGGTGGGCTGCGGCGACTGCGAGAACCAGCGCTGGGCCACCTTGTACTCTTCGGCGAGCAGGCCGAAGTCATTGGCGACGTCGGTCAGGTCGGTGTAGCTGCGATAGCGCTCGACGGGATCGATCACGGTCGAGGTGCCCATGACCAGCATGTTGCTCAGGCTCTGGGCTTGCGCCCCCGCCGCCGTAAGGCTGACAGCCACAGCGACGATGCGCGATACGGAAAGAGATGGTTTCATTTTGAGACTTCCTTACGGAGTGGGAGGGTTGACGGTGATGGGTGTGATGTAGTACTCGTTGTCGAGTCCCAGCATCGCGGAGTTGATGGAGGCCGATTGGTAGACGCGGCGAATGCGCCGCCGCATGAGCACGGGAAGGTCATAGCGCTGCTGGTAGACCTCCTTCACCAGCGACGGCAAGTGGCGCTCTCGCGCCGTGTTGATGAGCTTGATGCCGGAGCGGCCCAAGGCGAAGCGGTTCTGCTCGATCTGAAGGCCATCCTTGAAGACCCCGCAAACGTTCTGCGCTTGAGGTCCGTAGAAGGAGGCCAGGAGGTTGATTTCCTGGTCGCGCTCAAGCTCGATCTCCTCCTCGTTGATCTGGCGGATGAAGGCGAAGGTATCGGCATCCGTGACGTTCACAAGGAGCGCCACCCAGTTGATGGAGAAGTCGGGCAGGTTGGGAGGATTGGGCTGGGCTGATGGTCGCACCAGCTTGGGGTCGAGGCCCGTGATGCCCACCACCGTCTCTTGGATGACGTCGACAAGCGCGTCATCGCTGAGCACGGAGGGGAGGGCATCTGGGAGCACAAAGGGAATGGTTGCCATGGCTTCTCCTATTGCGGCACGTCAACGGCCTTCTGCGACGACGCCACGACCTCGTAGACGCCTTGCCCATAGCGGCCATAGGGCAGCACCTGATCGACGACGTAGTCGGTGGCTCCACTGGCATCACTACCGTCAGCATTCACGGGCCAGCGGATAACGTCGGGCTGGTAGTTGGTGAGGCCATCAGCGCTCACGCTGGCGCCGCGAAAAGCAAACATGGCGGCCACGAAGATGCGGCGCGGCACGTGGACCTCGGCATCGCGCCGCATGATCTCGGCGGGGTCCTGCTGGGTGACCACGCCAAGGAGCGCCGTGAAGGTCTCCACGGTGGGGGCGCTCATCCGACCATGGCTGTCGATCGTCTGAGTGCGGCGGCGCACATTGAGGGCGTCGGCGAGCATGGGGTCTTTTGTCACAAAGGACACGTCGAGTTGCGGCATCGCCTCACTCCTTCTTCTTTCGACTGCGGATGACAAAGGTAACTGCGTTGCGCATTTGCGCGGTATCAACCAAGGGCTTCGCGTACTCGACGCTGGGCTCTTGGGCATCCCAACGCCGGTCAAGCTCGATGGCCGCCCCTTTGCGAGCGCCGCCTCCGTTCTTGCGGCCCTTCTTCATGCGCGCCCTCAGGGTCCTGTCGGAGAGGGGAGGGGGGATGCCTTCGTTGATCGTGCGCTTGATGCTGTTGGCAGCCTTGAAGCCGACCTGAGTCAGTCCAGCAATGGCTTTCTCGGGACCGCCGCCCTTGAGTACCGCCATCGCCGTCTTGGCCAGGGTCTCCGTGATGGCATCGCGCACGACCTCGATGCCTGGGCTCATGAACTCGCGCTGCGGGATGTTGGCCTCAGGGGCGCCGTTGTCGTGGATGTAGCCAAGCTGGGCATTCGTGAGGTCAGCCGGGATCGGCTTGCCGTTCTCATCGACCTCGGGCTCCCGCGCCGTGGTGTCATCGGGGAAGCCCACGAGGACCTGGGCATCGATCAGGATTTCGAGCCCCGCCAGCAGGCTTTCAAGATCGCCGCGATGCCTGAGGGTCTGGACCCCGTTCTTGCCCCGGCCCCCCGTAGCCATTACTGGTTCGCGGGCGGGAAGACTACCCCCGGCCACGCTCCAGCCCAGCCATAGTTACTGCCTCCAGGCGGCACGCCCACCTGGATCGGGCCGGCGCCGACCATCTTGACGAGGGCAATCCAGCGCATGCCGTAGGTCGTGAGATTCCACTGACCGTTCTTGGGGTCCATCAGGACCTGGGCACGGCTGTAGCTGACCTTGTCCACGCTGGCCGCAGTCAAGGACCCCACGATCAGGCCTGGGATACCTTGACTACTCGAGGCAATGCTCATCTGCCCCAGGGCGAGGTTGTGGGCAACGAACAGCATGAGTCCGTAGGGGGCGAGATCACCCCAGCGGCACGGGTTCATGAGCTTCATGCCGAGCAACAACCAGAAGTTGATGGTGGCATCGGGGTAGGTTGTGGCGTTGGAGAATTCTGGGAACGCGTCCCGGAATTCTGGGGGGAGTACGATCGGCGCAGCGCCGACATCAATGATGATTGCCATTTTTAGACTATTGCTCCAGTTGAATCAACCCATGCTGTTCCGGTCCACATGATTGGCTTGCCAGCGGCCGCCAGCGTCGTGTCGAGGTACCAGGCGCCCGCCCAGGCCGCATCAGTGCCAACCTGAAAAGTCGCCATCGTCGGGCGCGATGCTGTGGGTCCTTTCGCCACTCCTGTTTGGCCGGAGATGATGAAGGTGGTGCTGACGGGCACTGTAACGGTGGCCGTCGCCGTCCACCCGGCCGCCCCACCTATTGCTGGGAAGGCATTGTCCACAGCGTCACCGCGTATCCACGAACGCGTGGTAGGAGCGATGCCGCTCTTAACGCGCATGGACTTGAAAATGCCGGCGACTTTGTCTAGCCATGATGCCCGGCCTTCGGTGCCCACGTCTGACTCGAGGTAGAGATCGCCATGGCTGAAGAGCGTCAAGGGCAGTGATTGCCGCGTGGCATTGGTGCCCGCCTTATGGCTTGCGCCCAGGGCGCCGGACAAGAAGACGTTGCCGCCCAGGTCGAAGACCTTGTAGTCAGTCAGCCCCGTTTGAATGGTCGTGATCGACGAACTCTTCAGCCCCGACATGCGGAACTGCTGCGTGTTGTTCGTGCCCGAGATGAGTTGAATCACTCGGTCCAGCTGAAGATTGCGAATCTCGACATACTGGGCTACGTCGGTGTTGAGCAGCTTGGTCAGCGTGGCGGCGCCCTGGCTGTACTGCATGAGGCCACCGCCTTCGCCTTCAATCACGAGTGACGTGGAGGTATCGTAGGCGTTATTCGGAGCCCCCGCACCGGTGACGCCCACCTCGAACATCGGGATTGCCGCATTGGAGTTCGGGACGTTCTCGCAATACGGATTCTTGATGATGACCTGATTGCCCTTGCCGATGTTGAAGGCGATGCCGTTGATGCTCTCGTAGACAGGACTGTCGAAGACGATCTGCTTGCCACCGCCTGGGTCCGCGATGAACACGCTCTCGAAGCCACCAGAACCCGGGGCCAGTTTTCCACTGACGTAGATATCCTCGAACGTCAGCGTCGTCGAGTAGATATCCACTGCCCCGCCCGTCGTGCCACCAGAGAGTAGGCGAATCGCGGTCGGCACGTTCGTCGACGTCGAATTGAGGAATCGTAGATTCGAGAACTTCGAGTTGAGCGCCCCTTGCACTGCTATCGGCGCCCCGGTAAATCCACCCGCAAATTGAAGCGCTGTCGGCAACGCGCCGATAAAGTTATGCATGTACAGCCCATACCGCGTATTGGCGGCGGAAGCAGTGATTGACATGTTCTGAATCGAGCCCGAGCTTTGGTAGCTCCCCACGGCAACGCTATCCGTGGTAAAAAGATCAGTGTTCGGCGAGGCTGCGGTGTGGGTGACCCGCGCCCCGTAGCCAGCGGTCGCGTTGGGCTTGTTCGATTTGGGGCCTGACACCAGCACCCCCGGCTTCAGGACGATGGTTCCAGCAATGGCCGTATCCCCATCAGGGACCTCCACATAGCGGGCGCCGACGGCATAGGCCGCCGCGATGGCCGCATTCCAAGCCGCCGTGTCGTCGGTGACGCCATCGGTGACGGTCCCAAACCATGCGGCACGGAAAGGCGCCGGGGAACGCTTCCAGCGGCGATTTGAGGCGTCGACAATGATCGTGCCGCCATTGTCCGCGCTGGTGGTATCCGAGGCATCCCGTTGGAAGACGCCAGCGGTGATCGCGTTTGTGATGCGCACACCGGTAGCGCGCCCCGTGTAGGCGCGAAGTGCCGTGTAATTTGCCATGGGCAGAGCATTGTCGAAGATGCTCTGCCCTTCTGCCGCGGTGAAGGCCATCAGCGGCACTGTCGCTGCTGCGGCCAAGGCAGCAGATGTGGCCCTGGAATCCAATGAAGCCTGTACCGTTCCTCCAGTGGCCCCGACAAGCGCCGCTCCTCCTGCCGCTGCCAGCGCAGCCGAGGTCAATCGCGCATCAAGGGAAGCCTGAACTGTGCCGCCCGTCGCGCCCACGAGGGCCGCCCCTCCGGCTGCAGAGAGCGCCGCCGAAGTGGGCCGTGCGTTGAGGTCGGCCTGAACAGTACTGGAACCAGCCGAGCCAACGACTGCGGCGGTCGAGGATTGGCCCAGAATCGTAGCCAACTGGCCCGCCGTCAGCCGGTTGCCGAGCGCGACCTGAACGCTCCCCTCGGGGGTGCCCACGAGGGTAGAGCCAGTGGTGGCGCCGAGTGCTGCGGAGGTCGGGCGCGCATCAAGGGCAGTTTGCACCGAGCCTGAAGGAGTGCCGATCTTGGTGGCCCCATCTGTCGCCGTAAGCTGTGCCGCCGTTGGCCGCGCATCCAATGAGGACTGCACATTGCCACTCGTGGCGCCGACCGTCGCTGCGGCCGTCGAGGTAGCCAGGGCCGCCGAAGTAGGGCGGGCAGCGAGTTCCGCTTGCACATCGGCATCATTCACGACGGAGTCGATAACCAACACGTCGGTGTAGGTCAACTGGCCATTCACGTAGAGGTCATAGGCGCCATCGGCGGCGTAGAACTCGAAGTAGCCGTTGGCATCCGTCATGATCGGATTCGGCATGACGGTCACACCATTGTCCGAATAGATCGTTGCAACGGTTACGGTACCAGCAAGCGTTACCAGCACACTTGCGCCGTTCACCGCTGCCAGGGCAGTGCCGTTCCGGCCGATGATATTGTCTTGGTACTTTTGCATGGACTTCCCCGGCAATGGTGTTCAGGCCCCGCGCAGCGGCGGGGTGGGTTGGGTTAATCGACGATCTCGACGCCGTTGGCCTTGGCGTACCAGTGCTCGGCGTGCTCGTCGAGCATGGTCTCGGTGCCGGCTTCGTAGCGCACCATCGAGCCGTCGTCGAGCTGCAGGTTGAAGGCCTTGGGCACGCTGACCTTGTAGAGCACTTCGCTCTTGAGCTTCGTGCGCTTGCGCGGCTGCACGACCGCAGCACCGGCTTCGAGGCCGCCCGCACCGGGGGCATCGTTGGCCGTGTGCAGCTGTTCCTGCGTGGGGCTGGGAGGCGAGGCCAAATCCGATGCCGCCTTGCTGGCCAGGCTCTCGTCGGCTGCCTCTTCTTCCTCGTCTTCCACATGCGAGGGATCGCGAGGATCGACTCCGGGTTTCGGCGCATCCTTCAAGGGCGTGCGCGGGGCGGGGGCCTTCTTGGCCGCCACGGGGGTCTTCTTTGCCATGGTGTATCTCCAGGTAGTAGCAAAAGGAAAGGCGGCGCGGAGTCAAAGCCCGCGCCGCCTTCATGCGTCAGTGCGTCAGCCTTTTACAGGCCGTCGCGGTAGACGATGGTTTCCGGGTACACGACCTCGACCACGCCGAGGCGGCAGAAGTACGTGCTCTTGTGGTAGATGCTGTCGAACTGCACCGGAGTGCGCTGGAGCGGCGTCATCGGGAAGCGCACGAAGCGCTTGTTCTTGTTGTACGCCACCATGCGGTCGGGACCGCTCACGCCGATGCTGCCACCAGCGCCAGCACCCACCAGCCACTTCGCCGGAGCGATCACCAGCGCGCCGCCGCCACTGTTGGCCAGGATGTTGTTTTCGAGGATGTACTTCAGGATCGAGATGTTGCCCGCCGAAGAGACCACCTGGCTGTTGATGTAGCCGAACTGCGTGGGAGGCAGCAAGAGCCGGTTGGGCATCGTGCTGTAGCCGCTCGCCGCCCATGCCGAGATCAGCGTGGCGTTGACGTCGGCCAGGATTTCAGCCGGGGTCTTCAGCGCCCAGGTCGAAGAGCCACCGGCGCCGTTCGGCAGATTGGCGACGTTGGTCACCAGAGCGTTGTTCACGAGGCCGCCGACGTTGATCGTCGAATCGCCCACGTAGACCTGCTCGTCGGTGTCCATCTGCAGCTTCAGCTTCAGGCCCTCGTACTTCTGGTCGTCGATGGGACGGCCGAGCTTGGCAGCGCTCTCGAGTTCGAGGATCGTGAACTTGATTTCCAGACCCCAGGGCGTCAGCGGGTTCGGAATCTTGCCGGTGTCCACGCCGACGCCGCCGATCTGGTCGGTGCTCTTGCCGATCCAGGCCTTGCCGTTGCGGATGCCGTTGCCGGTGCCCAGGTTGCCCGCGCTGCCGAAGGTCGTCAGCGTGAAGCTGGAGACTTCATCGGCGATAGTGACGTCCTCGCGCAGCTCGATATCCCGGCTCCAGGTCACGGCCGCCAGCGGCATGTGGATGGTCTGGTCGAGGCGCTCGAGTTCGCCGACCAGGAAGGCGCCCGTGCTGTCCACGGTGCGCTTGCCGTCCCAGGTCTTGTAGGCGTGGTCGAGGACCTTGCCGCGCATGTTGCCCGCCGCGTCCAGCGGCACCGTCGGGAGGAGGGCGGTGTCGAAGGTCAGCTGGTCCCGCGTGCGGGCGCGGATGATCGCAGGAGCACCCATGGCGGTCAGCACGGCGCCAGCGATGGGGGAAGTGAAAAGGCGTTTCATGTTGTCGATTCCTTGAATCTGTTGAATGGAGTTCTCTGCAGTGCCGGTGCCTGGCTTAGGCGAGCTTGGCGGCCACCTGGATTTCGGTGATGCCGTTGCTGTCGGTCGGGCCGTTCCAGAGGGCGTTGGTGATGGCGATGGTGTTGGCACCGTTCGCCACGCTCTCGAAACCGCCTTGCACGTGGGCGCCGCTGGAGGCCGTGACCCAGATGAAGACCGCGCCGCCCTTCGTCGGCTGCTGGGCCGCGAAGTTGTTGCAGCGGGCGATGATGAAGCCCTCGTTGAGCACATCGCAGACCTGGTTGCCCAGGGGACCCGCAGCCGCGCCGATGCTGGAGGCCATGCCGCCCGACTGCTGTTGCGTCGGGTACGGGCGCACCAGAATGCCGTCGATCTTCGTGGCCGCCGTGTCGGTCGACAGCACGCCGCGGTAGCTGTTGGTGGCCGTGTCGATGAGGACCGGGTCACCGTAGAGGCGCGGCGGGTTCGTGGGGTTGGTGAGACCCGGCAGGATCGAGGCGGGGTGGGTGCGGTTCACATCGCCCGGAAAGCCGGCGCCCATGCGATAGCCGAAGCTGATATCACGGGTGCGAGCGCGCACGGCGCCCACAGCAGGAGCGGCCAGCATGACAGCGATGGCCTGTGCGAGAAGAGACTTTTTCATTTCGATTGTTCCTAGAAAGGAGGGATGAAAGGTGTTGCAGGGTAGGGTGGGTAGCTAGCTCGTGCTTACTTGCCCTCCCAGAATTTGGCGGCTGCCGCGTTCATCTCGGCGGCCGACGGGAGGCTGGAGATGGAGACGACCGTCGCGCTGGTCGGGATGGTCTTGCTGTCGCGGGTCGCCGACATGTTGTTGATGCTCGCCTTGGCCGTGCTGGCGTTCTTGAAGAGCTGGGCGGCACCGGCGCAGTCCATGGTCAGCAGATCGACGGGCACGCCGCCGTTGGCTGCCAGCAGGATTGCCTTGCCTTCGTCGGTGGTGCCGAACTGGTCGAGGACCTTGCGGCGCACGTTGCACATGCGGTCGACGGTGACGGCGCGGGTGGCCTTGGCGTCGAAGGTCGGCGTCTTGAAGCCAGGCACGAGGATTTCGGCGGATGCGGCGAGATCGGTGTAGCTGGTTTCGAGGGCAGCGCTGTCACGGGTCTCGCCGTCGTCGGTCTTCTTCTTGCGCGGCTTTTCGTCCTCGTCGTCATCGTCGTCTTTCTCGACCTTCTTCTTCAGGCCTTCCGGCAAGCCGTCGACCGTCGCGCCAGGCACGAGCTTGGCGAGCGTTTCGCCGATGCCGCCAATGGCCGTTTCGAGCTTGGTGAAGCGGGCCTCGACCGCGGCGTCGAGGGTCTTGGCGGCGCCTTGGCCGTCGCCGCCACCGGCGTCGTTGGTAGCAGTGCCAGCCATGTGGATGTGGATGTGATTGCCTTGGCTGGCATCACCGCCGGTCTCGAGTGCTTCGAGTTCGGCCTGGGCATCGCGCACCTTTTGGCGGGCTGCCTCTTTGGTGTCGTCGTCGGCAAGGGCCACGCGCTGGGTGCGCAGGGGAGTGCGAGTCGTGCTCATGGGGGGTTTCTCCTTTGAGAGCGTTGGTGGAACAAAATAGGCTTGGTCGCCGATAGCGCACCGCGGGCCGCAGCGACCTTTGTCGACCAGCGCGATGTGATTTCCGATGATGTTGGACTGGCGACCCATGCCGCCGCCGAGGTCCTCGTAGTCGGCGTCGTAGCCCGCCGACACTTCGACCTTGCCCTTGTTCACGGCATCGATGAGGGCCGTGTTCGTGAGCATGAGATCGGCCAGCAGCACGTCGGCATCGTCGCCAGTGCCGCGCCGCACATTGAGGGCAAAGCCGCCAGCCAGGCCATTCCAGTTGACCGGCGTCACGTCCTCATAGGGGTGATCGTTCGTCACGGCCGCCGCGTTGAAGCTCGCCACCGTCTTCTCATTGAAGAGCTGGTCGTTGGTGCGCTCGATGTAGACGATGCCGTTGGAGCCAGCCTTCACGGGCACCTCACCGGGGCCGTAGAGGAGCCAGCCACTGCGGGCGATGGGCACGTCGTGGCACAGCATATTGCCGTTGGGCAATAGCGAGCGCTTGGGGCCGATCTGGTGGACCGTATGCACGGCCAGGACCTTGCCCTCGTCTCCAGGTGGGCCGCGGTCGGCGGTGGCATAGCCGCGAAGGCTGACCTTCGGCGTACTGATGCTGATGGTGTTGGTCTGCTTCACTTGGTGTCCTCCTTCAGGGAGAGAGAAGGCCGAGGTTGCGAAGCCTGGCCAGTACGAGGTTGAGGGATGCCATGGTCGAAGCCGGGTCGGTGGCATCGGGGACGGCGACTTGGGGCGTGAGGCCGATGGCAGAGCGCCCGGAGGCCTGGTCGTTGGCCGTGAAAGAAGAGGCACCAACAGAGCCAGCGCCCAGGCTGGCGCGACCACCGGCGGCATCAAGCACGGCAAGCCAGGCCTGGCCGAAGGCGGTGGCGTTGCTGATATCGCTGATCTGCGGGGCGTAGTCACCAGCCTTGGCAGTGCCTGCCGTGGTGCCCAGCGCCAGATTGCTGGTACCAGCGCCAATGGCCGTGCGAGCGGCAGCCGCATTGGCCGCCGTCAGCACTGAACGGCCGGTTGCCGTGGCATCGGTGATATCGGCCGATGTGACGGTGCCGCCGCTTGGCGTGAAGGTCGTGCCGTCGGGCAACAGGATGGCACTGCCGTCGGCAGTGATGCGGAGAACGCCCAGCGCAAACAGCTCCTTGGCGAGGGGCGAGGTGACTGGGCGAGGTGTGGTAGCCATGGCTTTCCTTTCAGAGTTCAGGGAACACGGGCTCAGCGTAGCAGCGGCAGTTGGGTCCGCAGCCCGCGTGATAGGGGTCGAGGCTGGCGTCAGTCTTCGGCGGGTCATCCCACCGCACATACTTGCCTTCCATCTTCTTGTGGGTCTCGCGCACATCGGCATCGGTGGACGTGCGCCAGATGTAGCCTTCGCTGCCAATGCTCATGGCGCGGGCCTGGGTGAGGGTGGCAGCGGCTCGCGCTACCTCGGTCCTGGCGATCAGGCGGGCGCGGCTCTTGGTTACATGGCTGCTTGCCATGATCTCCCGGCTGATGCTCTCGGCGCGGCGGCCACTGGATAGGCCAGCCGTCGTCAGATTCATCACGCGCTCGCCAGCCTTGCGGGGGATGCTCGTGATGAGATCGACGTTCTCGGTGAGCAGGTCCTTGTAGATGACGCCGGTCGGAGTAGTGAGAAGCTCCTCACGGATGGCCTTGCCCATCGTCTTGCCGACGTCTTTCCACATGCGCTCGTTGCGGCGCTCCACATCGCGGAGCATCACCTCAGCTGTGGCCGTAGCCCAGGGCTGGATGATGCCCGCATAGCGATTGAGCGTGTCGAGTAGTACGCCGAGATTGGCAACGACTCCATCCGGGGCCAGGCCCTCGATGATGGCGCCAACCTGGCGGGCTACGCCGAGCAGCTTAGTCTGGTAGGAGCGCTCGCCTCTTTTGGCCGCCTCCCACCGGCTTATCGTCTGGTTCCTGTCCATCGTCATTCCCTCCCAGCTTGTTACCGGCTTCGAGCAGCGTCAACTGCGTATCGAGTTCGCTCATGGGTGGCGCCACCTCTTCATCGGCGGCCTCGATATCCTCGGCGCTGATGTTCGTGAAGACGCCCGTCGTGCGGCTGCTCTGGCGGAGTTCCTTCATGCCGACTTGCTGCGTGATGAGGCCCGCGTCATGCGCCTTCACGACCGCCTCCGTCACCTTGCCCGCCACCTCGGCCTTGTCCTTGTCGTCGAGGCGCAGGATGGATGCGAAGTCGAGGCCGAAGTTGTCGGGGAGCTTGATGGCCTTGCTCACGGCGATCAGCTGGTAGACGGTCTTCACGCCGCCCAGGTTGGAGCGCTGTTGCTGCTGGATGCTGTCGCCGTAATTGCGCATGCCACTCTTGTCGTCGCCGCTGAAGCCACCGGGGGCCTGGCCAAAGAGGCGGGTCATGGGCACCTGGAGGGCGCCACTCACTTGCTGACCAAGCTGGGTGATGACGGAGTCGACGCCAGAGAAGGCCGAGGTGCTCTGTACGTCGAACTCATCGTCGCCGTCGATCAGCGTCATGCCCTCGATGCCTTGAAAGCGCCGCATCATCTCCGTGTAGGCAAGCAAGCCCTCCAAGGGGCGGCCTCCGGCTGCGACGATCTCGCGCATGCCTGGAATCTTCAGCGTGCGCAGGTGGCTCTTGAAGACCAGCTGCGCGGCGCCCGTGGAGGCGCTGTCGAAGGCGATCATGCGGTCGTAGAGGCGCTCGAGTACTGAGATGCCCCACAGGTTTTCCGTCATGGCCTGCTGATAGGGGAGCTTCACGCCCACGAGGCGGCAGGCAAGCCGCGAGTAGTGGATGGTCTGACCGCGCAGGCTCGGCGCGTTGGCCTGTACCTTGTAGAAGCGC